CAGGTTCGTACTCTGCGGGGAAATTATATGGCGTTTCCCAATGCTCTATTGTAAGTGTAGGGGTAACTGAAATTATACTCCCACAAAGCTAGTTAGGCTATAGTAGGTCGTCCTCTTAGTTTCTGAAGAGGAAAACAGCGATTCAACTAAAATACATGCTGGTGAATCAAATCAGCATGCGTCTAAGAGTGGTAACTTAACTGACGAAAGAAAAGTCTCTCGAAAGTCATGTTTCGGCAGCCACTCCACTGCTTCTTGACTGTCTTAAGGATCAAGTACGTTGTCATACGCAAAACAAATAGCTCTGCGGTCAGAATATCACAGTCTCGTTCTTTGTAGATTCTCCACATATCGCGAAAACTGTCAGCAACATACCAGGGAACATACTCTGGGAAGTTGTTCAGAAACCAAGTAATATCAGTCTCAATATCACTTCCAGAAGCTCTCTCACCAAGATCCAGCATACACGAATAGGACACATCCCGCATAAAGTCAGGGACGTCTCCATCTTCATAATCTGACGCTGGTTCGAACATGCTCCAGTCAAGTCTTGATCGTATTTGTAGTCCATATCTTTCCAATGCTGGAAAGCGTAGACCAAAGGGGAAATTGGCAAAAGTTTCTGCTGTGATATCTCCATCAATAATAGGAGAACCGAACAGAGTATCGGGCATAGCTAGAGGAACAATAGTTTCTCCATCAGTGATGATTTCCCCTTCTGGAAGATAAGGTGCCGAATATTCGGAAATGGCCACACTAGAACCATTTTCAGATTCATGAAGTGTATCCCAAATAACGCTCCAAACAGGCTCTTCATCTTCCCTAAAATAGGATTGAAGATCTCTAACAATTTCAGATGAAGGTTGAAAATCCCCTTCATCAGGAACCATGTACTCAGCCATGTTCAAACGAACATTTTCTAAAAATTCATGGTAATCAGGAATTGCATCAAAGTCAAGATTTTGGATAGTAGTCAACAGTCCAAACCAAAAATCTGAGTTGTGGTACTCAACGCCAACAACTCTATGATAGACAGTATGGAACTCGCTAGGCCGACCAGAGATCAGTGACTGAATCTCGAGATTAATGCTAAAGATGGTAGAAATTTCGTTATCCACCAATTCCTCAGCTTTAGCGAGACACAATCTCCAATCGCTAATACAAGAAGGTCGAATTCTGTTTTGTGCTTCACAATATCTGGTATCATAACCGACAGACAACTTCATACGGGCAGCTTCAATTTTCTTCTGAATCTCTTTCAATTCTTCAAATTCAAACTGCTTTAAGACACCAAACGTTCCAAGAAAAGCAACAATTCCAAATAAAAGTAAAAAGTAAATACTGAGATGAGGAGCATTTTCTCCAGCTTCACCATAAGCACATGCAATATTCCATAGCATGTGAAGGAGAACGCCAACATCTTTTCTCTGAGTGGAAGCCCACCAATGGAGGAATATCCGGGGAACACACCAAATAGTAAAAATTGTTCCCTTTTCAATGCTCTCATAGACACCAAAGAGATAACCACAAAGTGGATGTAGCCTCTTAAAACCCTCCTCATTGACAGGTGCAATGAAGATGGCATAGAATACAAACATCCAAGGAAAAACAGACTCCTCTTTTGCTTCATACCATTGACATACCTCAGAACTCGGAAGAAACTCTTCAGGTTCGATGATTTCATCATCAAAACAATTTCCCGAGACAACTGAATCAAAGGTCTCTTGCCAAGACGCCCAAAAGCGTGGAGGCATGAAAATCCGTAATTCAGGATTTCGTTCAATGATATCAACAAAGACTGCGTGCATCTTATTGTAAGTTTCCTCTCCATGAAGAGAATACTCACGATTTGCAACCTCGATGATTTGGGCCATTTGCTCTTCTTCACAAAGAACTTTCGATTTAGTAACAGTCGAAAGACTCTTAATGAGCGAATCTCTGGAAAGGGGGGCAACAACCTTATCTTGCACAACAGAAAAAGTGCGCTTCAAATACTCAACGGAATCTCCGCGAACGTAAGGGACACTATCAGATGTCTTGTCAGCCATCGTGTAAGTGATCCCTACATCACCAAGGATCTTCTGGATGAGTGTGTGATCAAAGCGGATAGGATATCGAACTGCCATAATGTTATCGTCGCCAGTGAAATTAGCAGCCACAAATTTGTTAAAAGAACTAGCAGGAAGACCAGTTCCAATTACAAACGCATAGCGCATATCAATCATATTGACAACACAATTCAGAATGAGTGTAAGAAAATGCCCTGAACAGTTAGAACCATAAATTTGTGCAATATCTCCGTTGAAGTTAACATAGGGATGAATTAGATCGTTGTTCAAACCTGCCGCTATTTGCAACCACTCCCGAGAAAAGTTTCCCGAGCGGATAAGCAGATTGCGACAAACTGACAATCCCAGAAACATACGAATAGCACACATCTCACAATCAAAGCCAGAGAAATCTCCAGCAATACATCGGTCGACAAAAGTCCCAAATTTATTCAAAAAGATAAACAAAGCTTCCCAATCTGAATAACAATTCAAACCTGCTCCAATTCCAGTTCCAATGTTATTTTCCATCAAGGCAGCACAAAGATGTCCGTAGACCATCTTCTGCAAAATGATGAAATACATCGAAACGGAGGTGAAGAAACGGGTCTTGTAGCTTTCTATCTTGGATACTGGCAGAGCTTCATCTTTCAAACATCCATCGAAAACAACACCACCTCGTTCAAATCTCATATACCGGGCTTTTAAATCATCCATAGCTTCAACAATTTGTGGAAGCAAAGACACTCTCTGATTTTCATCAGGTTCAGTCATATGAGCAGACTTTTTCCCAACTAAATCAAGACCAGCAGATGTATTACGAGGTAGCTTATCGACAAAACGCTTTCCAGGAATACCATTAACAGCATCATCTAGTGACAACAAAGTTATAGATTTCAAGTCAATTTGACTTGCAAGATCATTCTCAACAGCATCAGCACATTGTTTCATGATCTCAGGGTCTCGAATCGATTTGTTCTTCCCTCGCTTTGCTGCGGCATGAATCATAGGATGTTTATATATCCCCTCATGAAAACCACCTTTCATCTTTGGAGCACCATATTGAGGAATCTCTCCTAAATGTGCCACTAGATCTTGATAAATCATAGACCGTGTGGTTTCACTCTTAAAGTGCTTTCGAGGAGCTGAGATAGATCCAATAGGAACTAAATTCGTATCCAATGAGTGGTGTCGCAGTGGACTAGATTCATGCAAAGGAGTAGAGATAAAGTCACACGAAGGAGCAAAGTGCATTCCCGTATCAGAGAAATCCTCAGGAAGAGAATCAATGACTGCAGTATCAAGCATCTTAACACCATGTTTACAACTATCAAAGTCACTATGCGTGCTGACAACAATTCCATAAATGTAATTACCGTCAGGTCGAGTACAAACCGCTGGAGATCCACAAGTACCAATAGAAGTTCGCCCTTCAGAAGTAAGAATACGAACGTCGGTATGATACATAGTTTCTCCAACCGGATATTGATCTCTTACTGGGACAAATCTCATAATAGAAGCAATTTCTCGTTGCTTAGTAATCATAAGACCTTTTCCAGCAGGATAAAAATTCTTGATGAATTTGCGGATGTCTCGAGTGGGACGAAATGCCTCATGTCGTATGTAAACAAGATCACCGTCGCGTCGCAAAATGTTTTCCTTGGTAAGAATACATTCATAGCGCTCTTTAACAGGCGAATCTTGGTCCCCACGATAAACAGTTATCTTCCAAGAGTTTTCACTCTCAGGAAATGCGTGTCCAACAGTAACAAAAACTTTACCATACAAACCCAACATCATATTTCGTTGTTTTCCTGTGCTTATTGTGTAAACACAGCGATTCAACAAAACACTTGCTAAATTGTCAGAAGTTATGTTACGACAAGGACCAATAAGACTATTTTCACAGTCCACTTTTCTTGCCCAAACATTCTTCTTAGCTGTTTCATCCTCATCCTTCACAACACTTGAAGGCTCCATAGTTTCTCCAATACTATCAGAGATCTGAATGTAATAGAGAGCTCCCAATCCCACAAATAATGCGAGAACAGCTGCACACTT